TATCCAAGTGAAGACCAATGAGGCCTCTCACGGTGCGTTTGTTTTCTTCTTCTAGCATTAACATACCGACCTTCTGTCCATTGTCGTGAAGGTGGTAAGCGAACTCGGTTATCAAAGTGCTTTTACCTACACCAGACCCTGCACAAATAGTTACCAGGGTGGCAGGTCGAATACCTTTAGTTATATCGTTGAGCTTCTTATAGGGGTATCTGACCAGGGATTCCTCGTCAGTTTCTGCAATAGTATTTCTTAAGTCAGAAGAGCTAATGATGCCATCAGGTCTCCAGTCTTTAGCTCGCCAGATAGCATTGATAATCTCATGCTCACAGCCCTTCTGGAGTGCCTCATTTGCATCCTTATAGGGAAGCTTGGCAATCTTGACCTTACCTATAGGCATAGCCTCGGCACACTCTATGGCAGCCTTAGTCCCTGCATCGTCCTGGTCAAACATGAGGATGATTTCCTCAAAGCCTTCCAGGTAGTCCCAGGCATTCATTAGAGCCTTCTTACCGCTCTGTGCACCGTTGGGTAATGAGACTACAGGCCACTTGTTCTTTTGTGCCTGGGAGACTGATAGACAGTCTATTTCGCCTTCAGTAATCACTAGCTTTTTACCAGTGGTCCAAAGATGCTGCCCAAACAATCCCATCTTCTTAGCTTCGCCCAGGATGGTGAAGTTCTTCTCTGAGTCTCTTATCTTTTGTGCGACTACCTCACCATGCTCATTACGATAGTTAGCTATCTGAGCAGGACGGTTTTTGTATGTACCTATGGTGTAGTCAAACTTTCTACAGGTACTAATTGAAAGAGCTCTGGCACCCAGGTCGCTATGTGTTCCCTGGAGTAAATCTTTATTAAGTTTGCTTGGTAGCTTTACCTGTTCCACCTGGTCAGTTGGTGGTGTGTAGGTTTGGCAGCCAAAGCAGAATATGTGGCCATCGTCATAAACGGCAGCGTTGTCTTTAGAACCACAGTGTTCACACTCAGTGTGTCCTACAAAATTAGAGTCATCATGTGTATCTTGTATCTGTAACATTTACTTTCCCCCAGACAAAAAAAAAGGGCCACCCCATCTCTGAGGTGACCCTGGCTCTCCTTAGCTACACTTTAGTTTCCTTCGTGTAACCACTCTTCAGGAATCGTCTTGTGTGAATACACGAACCCATACTTATCGCAATAAGCAGCGTAGGTTGTCTTCGACCCTTTATAGAGTTTTGAATTGCAATTACTAAATACAAACCTGATGTCTAGGTCTGGATGTTGTCGTTTGATTAGCAAGTGTTTCTGCCTATCAGCAACATTCCAAATACCTTTTGTCTCGACATAAAAAAAGCCGCCTTTCTTTGGCAGCCTGAAGTCTGGGGTGTATTTAGCATTGCGTTCTGGTACTACATAATTAACCTTGTCTGTTTCATATAAGAGTTCAACACCTGCTGCTTTAATCTGAGCAGCTGCCTTGTCTTCTAATCCACTTCTGTAACCATGTTTAATACCACGTTGTTTACTTTTAGAATCGGTCCGCTGATGCAGCCATTTCTTCTTTTGGTTCTTTGGCATCGAAAGTTTCCTGTAAGATATCTTCACCTACATAGCCACCCTCAATGGCATCAAATCCATCACCCGACTGGTTACCACTAGTGACAGGGTTAATTACCTGGACTCTAGTTAGCTGCAGTTGGATCCCGTTTGCTCCAGACACTGTATAAGGTGCAATGTAGCCACCAATACGTAGTACTGAACCTGCCCATAGATTAGGCACTTGTTTGCCTACCAGGTTCTGTCCTTTGCTATCAAAGAAGTGCGGAGCATATTTAGACTTTGCATTGAATACAGTCTCACCAGTATCTTCATCAGTCTTAAATGGCATTCTTGCTGTCTTCCATTTAGTACCAAATTCTTCACTGGCAAGGTCTTCAATTTGTGCAATCAGCTCTGCAGCATCTTCTACTATTAAGTTTGTCTTGTACTTAGGTTCACCACCAAAAGCAGTATCTGGTTCATTCAACCAGGGATATTGTGCTCTACCTTCTTTTGTTGTGAATTTAATCTTTGCTTGAGCCATGCTCAGTCTCCTTAGTTTTAGTTGTTTCGTAGTTTTGTGGGGTTTTGCACGTTGGTAGGTCTACACCTAGCCTTAGTGCTTCATTGATTAATTTTTGTGTATAAGGCTCACCTCGCTGACGTAACAGTTCAGCAAGTCCTAAGACACGTTCTCGTGGATGCATAGTTTTACCTCGGATGCTTCTCTAAGGGTGGACAAAACGCCTACCCTCGATTGGCATTGAGATTTTGTTGACTAGCTAAAGCAGTATTCTGATTCCAGGACCTGGTCTAAATCTAAATTACCTTTAGGTGGAATCTCTATGTCTAGCTTGTTACAGCCTTCATAGGTTAGTTGCTGCTTTGCTTGTTTCAAGACATCTTCATACAGACAGTAGTCTTTGTAGATTTCGACAAATGATGCTCTGACAGCTTCGTACATTACATCGGTATCTGTGGGGGTGGTCCCAAATGAATCATGAATTAAGAAGAAATCATTCACGCCATTTTGTTTAGCAGTTAGAACCGTTAATAACAAATGTGCTGAATCCATAGAATGGATAATGTTGGGAGACACAGCTGCTTTAGCTTTCTTCTTGTCTATCCGCTTGTTAGCTTTCTCTCTCACGGATATCTGTGTTCTCTTTAAAACACCTGCTTCTCTATCGTGAAGGTATATCTTGACCTTCTTAACATCCCAGTAGGTGTACTTCTGTATCACTGGAAAACCAACAGGGGTTACAAATCTGAATGGTTTACCTTCGTGAGCCAGGGATCCTGCAACACTTTGGAAAAAAGACATACCTGCTGCTGCACTACTTATGACTTCCTGGACAGACTCATAGTTCATACCTGCCAGATGTCTAGCTGCAAGTTGTTGCTCTGCTTTATCACCAAATGGATGCTCTTTTAGCTCGCCTCTCATGACCTTGTCAGCCAGGGGTCTCATAGTGTCTTCATACAGCTGTTCGGCAAAACCAAACTTAGCACTAGAGTAACCGTAGGTCATCGTATTACGCTTTACAGTAGAGCGGGTTACACCTAGCTTTAACCATAGCCTAGAGAGCTCAGAATCGTCCTCTAAGAGCTTATCGTTAGTAGCTTGAGCAACCGCATTGTAAACGTCTTGGGGCTTCTCAGAAGGCACTAGATTGACCAGATGGCCATCGCCTTCATTGAGTGATGCTGCAGCATAATGTTGAACACCTGAGTTGGTTCCATCCAGGCATGGTGCTAAGGCAGATTCATACTCATTGCCGTAGTCCATGTAGTTAGCAAACTCATGACAGGCAGCCAAGAACTGAAAAGGTTTATCAGCGGTAGACCAGTAGTCAAAAGTAGCTTTGGCATCCCTACCAACATCGTAAATCTTTTCCTTGTTATCCTCGACCCAGGCAGCCCTAGCATCTAATGACTGCTTACTAATCTTGTCAAAGTCTCCGACATTAGCAATGTGGACGGCTAACCAGAAGGCTGCACTGTCATCCATCTTCTTAGTGTTCTTCATGTTGAACATAGCTTTGACGTGGTCATCTCTATGGTAACTAAAGTGTGGCACTGGATAGACACGTCCTCTGAAATCAAAGTTCCAAGGCAGCCAGAATTGTTCAAAGTTGGCTAACTCATTTGCTGTTGAAAGGTCTTGCAGCATTAAAGCCCTGGCACCATCAATTTCACGGTTCTTAGTTCTTACTTCTCTAGCTTTTAAAGTCCATCCTTTCTTGTCATAGGTAGACAAAGACTCCCACTCGCCTGGTCTCTTTAAGTGCTCAATCTTTTCCTTACGTGGAAACTTACTAAAGACCTTAGCTTCATCCCATGCCCAGTTAACGGCATCGAGGACGTAGTGGTTTATTACTAGAGGTGTACTTTGGATTGCATTGATAGCCTCAACATAATCTGGGACTTCACCATTGTCTTTAAACTGGTGCTGTACTGCTTTACGTTGGGAGTGCGTTGCACCTCTAACCAGAGGAACCTGGGCAGCGGTGACATCATCGTAATAACAGCCAGAGTCAAAACTAGTCCAAGGCTTAGGCTCGATAATCATTGGGGCTAACATAGGTTCTTGCCAGGAAGAATCAAAGTCCATATCAGCTAGACGTTTTGATGCTTCTTCAGTAAGACCTATTCTTCTGATTGTGTTCTTAGGTTTCTTTTGTTCCCAGATGTCAAAGACACCACTGAACTCAAGTATCGCATTGATTACTGGAGTAGCTACTTTAACTCTTCGCTCTTCAGTCCACTTGGCTCGTTCGTATCCTGCTTTAGAGGCAATGATACGTGCAGCTTTGATTCTATAGCGGTCACTAGAGTGGTCCTTAGTGACCTTAGATTCAATCCTTCTTGATAATTT